TCCTAAAGATGTAATGGCAAACGAAGCTGATGTCGCTGAAGGCGGCCCAGACGTTGCACCATTAGCAGACAAGGTACAGTAATTGTACTCTAGAGGGGCGGCACTGTCGCCCCTTTAAACTTTTTTATTATATTATGATCTAGGTGAATAATGATGGTTGATGCAAAATCAAATGAGGTACTATGGGTAGAGAAGTACCGTCCAAACAAAATCTCTGACACAATCCTTCCCGAAACAACACGCAACATGTTTGCAAAGTTTGTGGAAGATGAACAAATCCCCAACCTATTACTCACTGGTGGTCCTGGTGTAGGTAAAACAACAATCGCAAAAGCAATGTTGGAAGAGTTGGGATGCGATTACATCGTTAAGAATGGTTCTCTTAATGTGAATATCGACTCAATCCGTTACGACATTTCTACATTCGCATCTGCAGTATCACTGACAGGTGGTCGTAAGTATGTCATCTTCGATGAAGCGGATTACTTGAACGCTGCAAACGTGCAACCTGCACTACGTAACTTCATTGAAGAGTATTCATCGAACTGTGGATTTATTTTCACGTGTAACTTTAAGAACCGTATCATCTCACCACTACGGTCACGCCTCTCTGAGGTAGACTTTTCTATTAACAATGATGAGAAACCTGCAATGGCAGGTGCGTTCTACAAACGTGTTCTACAAATCCTAGAAAACGAGAACGTCAAGTATGACAAGGGTGTTATTGCCAAAGTCGTACAGAAGTACTTCCCAGACTTTCGTCGTGTACTCACAGAACTTCAAACCTATTCAGCTTCTGGTATGATCGATGAAGGTATCTTCGTCAATCTGAAACAGGAGTCTATCGATGAACTGTTCCACTTCCTAAAGACAAAGAACTTTACTGAGATGCGCAAGTGGGTTGCAAAGAACTCAGATCAAGACATGAACGAGATGTTCCGTAGGATCTATGATGTCGCAGGTGACAAAGTAGAATTCAGATCATTGCCTGCGTTCTGTGTAACAACTGCAGACTACATGTACAAAGCAAACTTTGTTGGTGATCAAGAGATCAACATGTGTGCGTTCTTAACAGAAGTTATGATTGAAAGTGAATACAAGTAATGGTCGATTGTTTCTACTGTAGTACTACGTTCGACAAATCAGAATCATTTAAGATGACGGTGGAGATGGCAGAGGGACAGGCAGAATATGATGTCTGTCCTGATTGCTCAGGAGATCTTAACGAAATCTTAAAGGGAATAGAGGCGGCACATAATGAAATTTAGTCATAAGAACGATTACGGAAACGAAATAGAATATTCAGTACCAGAAGGTTCAGATCTTGATGACGTACTTGATTCTTTTGTTGACTTTCTTCGTGGATGCGGTTATAATATAGACTACAGTAAATGTCTTGCTATCGTCAATCCAGAAGTATTTGCAGATAGTGTGATCAAAGATGCAGAACAAGATCTTGATCCAGAAGATGATGAAGAAATTGTTCGTATGCCAGATGAACCCTATTGGGATTACATGGCACGTAGACTAAGACAAATCTCTAAAGACAGTGGTGACAGGTGGGACGTAGAATGAGTAATAAAGAATTCACACCATTCGATTTCATGAATGCAGTATCTGACTCAAAGAAAGATATCATTCGTGGACATGAAAACCCAGAGATGGCAGAGAAAGAATATAGTTCTGTTGCCTATGTTATCAATCGTGGTTTCTCTTACTTTGAGGATACCATTCTACACGCTAACGAGATGAACCAGAGACCAGATATGTTTGGTATCGGTCAGTTCGATTACTACAATGGAATGTTGCGAAAACGTAAACGTTTCTCTAAGTGGCACAAGGCAGAAGCCAGTACAGACTTAGATGCAATCCAAGAAGTATATCAGTGTAATCGTACAGTTGCCAAACAGTACTTGAAAGTTCTTACTAAAGATCAACTAGAAGATGTTCACCAGAAGTTGTTTGTTGGCGGTTAAACTTGTTTAAATTATAAATAAGTTCGTTGATATGATCAACACCACCCATAACAATAAATTATAAAAAAAGGTGAACATGTATTATGAACGAAGATATTTTTAAGGGAGTTGGTGTAGAGATTGAATTACCGTCCGATGATAGCTTTTTAAAAGTAAAAGAAACTTTAACTCGCATCGGTATTTCCTCACGTAAAGAAAAAAGACTATACCAATCCTGCCATATCTTGCACAAGAAGGGCAGATATGCAATTCTTCATTTTAAAGAACTATTCATTCTAGACGGTAAAACAAATACCTTCACAGATGAAGATCTTTCCAGAAGAAACACAATCGTAAATCTATTAGAGGAATGGGATCTGATAAAGATCATAGACAAGGAAAAAACAAAAGACCCTGTCGCTCCTCTCAACCACATTAAAATCATTTCCTATAAAGAGAAAAGTGAATGGGACTTAACAGTCAAATATAATATTGGAAGAAAATAATTTTTCTTGACATTCAGTATTAAATGTGTTATAAATAGAACGTGAACGCCAAATGGGTTCACATTCAACATAAATCTTGCTAATATAGGAGATCACGATATGAATCGTACACATTTTAATACCCTCTCGCCGTTTACCGTTGGGTTTGACAGAGTTCTCGACAGAGTTCTAGATCAACAAGAACAGTCAACAGGTTTCCCCCCATTTAACATCGTTAAAAAGACTGATACCAATTTCAGAATTGAGCTTGCACTTGCAGGTTACAAGGATGAAGACTTGACTATTAAATATCAGGAAGGTGTCTTAACTATTACTGGGGATAAAGAAAACTCAGGTGGAGAGGAAAGAGGATATATCCATCGTGGTATATCAGGACGTAAATTCACACGTAAGTTTACTCTTGCGGATGATATTATTGTTCAAAATGCAGAGTTATCAGATGGTATGCTGACAATTCAGATGGAACGTATTATTCCAGAAGAAAAACGTCCACGTACTATTGAAATTAATACTGGTATTCAACAGTCCTTTTTACAGGACTAGAGAATTTAGGGGAGGCTTCGGTCTCCCTTTTTTTTGTTAACGTGTAATGTAGGGTACGTGGTAAAGACGTGTCCTATTTTGTATGTAAGCGCAGGGGTAAAGCCTGCACACAACAAGGAGAAGTATTATGGAAATGTTAACTATGTGGAGTCTCATAGGATTCCTACTTGCCGCATATGCGGTTATCGCCAATGATTCAGTACAGACGCTCGGTACATGGATGGCATCTAACAATGAGCGATTTTCTTACAAAACATTATGGTTATCTGCATCAGGTGTTCTACTTGCAACACTCTGGTATGGTTGGTATGTGAATGGTGGAGACATCAGTTATGGACGACTTAACAAGATCCCATGGCAAGAGGTACAATGGTATCATGCTGCCGCACCTGCAATCCTCGTATTACTAACGAGACTAGGTGTACCAGTATCAACTTCATTCTTAGTATTGTCAGTCTTTGCAAGTACCTTTGTACTTGAGAAGATGTTGATGAAGTCTATTATGGGATATGGTGTTGCGGCGGCATTCGCATATGCAGTGTGGTTCGCTATACACAAGTATACAGGTAAGTGGTTTGATGAGACCCAACCAGTCACCGAAAGTAACAAGACGTACTGGCGCATTGCCCAGTGGGTTGCCACAGGTGGTCTGTGGTGGACGTGGTTGTCACATGACATTGCAAACATTGCGGTGTTCTTACCACGTGTAGTACCAGTTGATTTGATGGTTATGATATCTGTGGTATTCGTCACAGGTCTATTCTTTATGTTTAAAGAACGTGGTGGTAAGATCCAACAGATTGTATTAGAGAAACATAACACAAGATATGTTCGTAGTGCAACACTTATCGATCTGTTCTACTGGTTATGTCTCTATTTCTTTAAAGAGTTGAATGATATCCCTATGTCAACAACATGGGTATTCGTTGGTCTACTCGCAGGACGTGAACTTGCAATGGCAACATACTTTGGTAAGAAGAAAACCAAATCAGTATTCCCATTAGTCGCAAAAGACTTTGGTAAGATGATGGTAGGACTTGGTGCATCTGTTGCATTAGTTTTGGTTATTCACAACTTTTTGGGTTGACAAACCATCTATAATATGATATAAATAATGTTGAGAGAGGGGTTAGGCTCCTCTCTCTTTTTTTACACACACAAACAGGAGAATAAAATGGCTAATAAAAATCCGTTCGAGATTCGTGCAGATATGTTGCAACTTGCAAAAGAGTACATGGATCAACAGTACCACATGAATGTTCAGTTTGCTGAACAGATGATGGAACAAGGTAAGAAGAGTATTGAAGATATTCAAGGATCTTACAAAATGTACTCTATGGAAGATCTCATGGAAAAAGCAAAAGAAATGTATAGTTTCGTAAGTACACGAGACGACAAAAGTTAAACTTAAGGGGTCTCTTCGGAGACCCTTTTTTTCATTGACAACTTGTCACATTTGCACTCAGTGCATGTCGAGTATTCCAAATTGGTAAGGGTTATTTACCTATTTCTGTACTAAATAAATGTAGTGAAAGAAGACTATCACATATCATTTACCACATACATTAAAGGAAGACCCAATGTCAATTATGCCAGGCATTACGCCCGTAAACTCCCAATCATCAATGTTCTCAGTAACCGCCTACAAAGTAGTAGTATGGTTCGAAAATCTAGGTCGCAAACTTGCTGAACGTAGAACACGTAGAGAAACATTCAAAACATTACATTCACTGACAGATCGTGAACTCGCAGATATCGGCATCTCTCGTGGAGATATCCGTTCTATCTCAAATGACACGTGGACAGATAACCGCAAACGTGATGAACTACCATACGTCCGTACTTACGCTAACCCAAACTTGAAGGGTTTAGTATAATGCAGGAATCAATGGAAGTAGTGGGTAACACACCAGTTGAAACACCAAAGTTCATCAAAACACTTGGCAAAGTATTAGTTGCTGTTGCAATGGCACTATGGGCATTCGGTGAGTCAGCAGGTAGAGCAAGAGCAGCCGCTGAACTAGCACGTCAAGGCTACCAAGAGGAAGCAAGACGTTTAATGTTGGAGAGTAAATAATGTTTAAGAGATTTATGAAAGCAATGGAATACCGTTCATACTGCATGGCTATTCGTCAACTACGTCAAAGTGGTTACCACAGAGCAGCCAATGACATTTCTGAGTTTAAACACAAGATGTATCCAACATGTTAGATCCAGATCACACATATACAAAGCCGAAAGGCGAAAAGAAAAAGGGCGGCAAGTAGTCGCCTTTTTTAATGCGCCATTGGGTGTGCACTAGAACTATCAGACGTGGTAGTAACAACCGTACTATTTTCTGTAACCTGAGTTGCACCACCTTTAACAGTGTTTGCAAAGTTGTTAGTTGTAGATCCACCAGTCACCACAACGTTTTGTGAAACCTGTCCACCTGCCGCACCTGACAATACTTCTGGTGGGACGAGTGGTGTGTAACCTGTCAACTGAGGAACAGTAGACATATCTAAGTATCTTAATGGATCGTTAGTCGCCAACTGACCTATGTTCTTTTTGAACTGTTGGTTCTGTGCGAATATACCCGCTTTAGTTCTACTCATCGCATTAGACGAAACGATATTACCACTACCGTCTACAACATCATACATTGGGTTTCTACTTCTTTTCTTAGATCTTTGAACTGAGAAGTCACTACCCTGAGACATTTGTTGATAAGTTTGTTCTTCGATGTTTTGTTTTTCGAAGGCTTCTATTTCTTGTTTAGATGGTACAGAGTCACCTAACATCCATTGTGCAAGTTTAAATGCTACCCACTCTCCTGCGAATGCACCTGCAACACCAGTGAGTGCCGCACCAATCAATGCACCCCATGGTCCACCAATAAGTGTACCTGCAATACCACCAAGAATACCGAACCCTACTGCACCAAGTGATGCACCAAGGATAGGTGCAAGTCTTCTCGCACGTTCTGTATTATCGATGCCTGGGGTACTCATTACAACATAGATTTCGTAAATTGCTGCCGCAGCAAGAACAATCCCAACTCCTTTAAATACTTTTACGAGGTTCGCAAAGAACCTACCATATACTGGATCTAAAGAACTTTGTAACATCTTCAGTGCGTCTGCATTAGATACAAACTTTCCGTCTGGTCCTTTCAAAGAACCATTTGCAGTAACTGTATAACCAGCTTTTCCGAAACGATTTCCTGCCGCTTGTCGCATCTGTGTGTTAGGGTTGTTTGTACTACCATAAACTTTAGGCTTTGATGATGCGCCAGGTTGCGCACCGTTTGGATAAGCACTTCCAACCTTTGGAACATTACCACCAGTGGTGGTTGGAATACCCATTGACCTTGGAGGAAGCCTAACTACCTTGGCATCTTTTGCGCCTCCAACTTTAGGAGCACCACTTTTCCCATCAATATCTGGGTTTGTTAATTTCGGTATTGTTGTTTGCGCTCTTATTGGATTTTTAGGAGTTACTTTATTAGTACGTTCAATTGCTTTGTCTACAGCACCCTGTATCGAGTTATTCATTCTTCTAAATCGACGTTCGTTCAACCATTGTGAGATACCAAACTTTGCCAAACCAATACCTGATACTAGTCCTGCAATTGCACCAACGACATCCATCCAGTTGATTTGTTCAATCTTTTCAATCCATCCATTGACTTTATCCCCAATGGTTTGGAAGGATGCAACTAGGTTGTCTATTTTCAACAACATTTCATCAAGTCGAAGTTTTAGATCCGCAAAAGATTTTTTAATAGAATCCAGATCAATACCAGTTGCAAATTCATATGCT